GGATGGAAGGAGATTTCCCTATGGCTGCGAAGATAGGCGACGCAATCAAAGCCAAGGTGCCGCCGACCAAGCGGGCCGACGCCGAAGAGGTGACGCAGTCGCAATCCGGCGACGTGCTAGAGGCACGCTCCACCAGCAAGCGAATCAAGACGGTTGAGGACTTGCTGCGTCACATTGAGGCGGACATGAGCCGCTTCGAGATTGCTGCCAGTGAGGCAACCAAGTGGGAGTGTGGTGACGGAGAAGGCGGCAGCATTGAACTGCATCGGGTGTTTGTGAGGCTCAAGCCGAAGGGCGGGCCGACGACACGCGAGGTGGTGCAGGCGATGATTGACGCCGCAAAGAAGGACATCCGCAAGCCATTGACCAAATCTGTCAAGGCACCGAAGCGTGACGGACTGTGGCAGGTGCTCGTCGTTGCAGATACGCACTTCGGCAAATACTGCTGGGACAAAACAACCGGCGGCGGCGACTACGACTTGGACATTGCCGCTCGGCTTGTCGGCGACGCTGCGAGCGAACTGCTGGCAGTCGGCAACGACAACAAGCCAGCCAGACGCACGGTCGCCTTCTTGGGAGACCTGTTCCATTACGATACGCCTGCCGGAACGACAACCGGCGGCACGCCGCTAGAGCGTGACGGACGGCTTCAGAAGATGATCGAACTCGGCTGCGACACGCTGCTGTCTCTGGTTCAGCAATCCGCCGAGACTGTGCCGACAGACGTTGTGATCGTCAATGGAAACCACGACGAAGTGCTGACGTGGACTTTTCAGCGAATTTTGCAGGAGCGTTTTCGCAATTCTCGAATCACGAAAGTGAAGCCAGATTTCACCGGCAGGCAGTATCTCTCGCACGGTGGCAACCTTCTCGGCTTCACGCACGGGCATAAGGCAAAGCCTAAGCTGCCGCAGATCATGGCACTAGAGCAGCCAAAGGCGTGGAGCCAGAGCGTCTACCGCGAGTGGCACACTGGTCATCTGCACCACCAGGCGGCTGCGAACAACAAACCCATCGACACGCTTGACGGCGTCATCGTCAGAACAGCACCGGCACTGAATCCGCCAGACGACTACCACGCCATCAACGGATGGATCGGAAGCAGGCAGGCAATGGAGACGTTTCTGTATCGCCACGGTGGCGGTCTGGCATCCATGCACGTCGCAGGCCCGAGGCTTGACTGATGGACTACGAATTGACTGACGAGTACATCGCCGAAGCCCGCCAGCGAGCGTATCGCTACCAAGGGCAGTGGACCGGCACGGCAGGCTCGCTCGCGGCAGACGTCGCAAGATTGCTAATCGAAAGGAAAAAGATGCAAGGATTTCTTACAGAACTTGAGGCGACCAACGCACAACTTCGGGCTGCTGTAGAGACTCGCCTCGCGGGAGGATGCTGCGACGGTGGCAAGTGCCACGCACCGGCAGACGAGGCACCAGATCGGTGGAAGGAAATCACGCAGGCAAGTGCCGAGAAGTACGCCGCAGATCGCGAGGAAACGGTGCCCGCTGATTGGATTCTGCAAGGGCAGCGAGAGATGGAAGCCGTGCAGGACGACATCCGGTGGACGGGTGACAGCATCCTCGCCAAGCAGAGCGACGACATCCGGCCCGGCTCGCGGGAGTTCCTCGCCATCCTTGAGGAACTGAAAACCCTTCATCTAGCCAAGACTCTTGACTACGGCGTTGACGAGGACGCGCTGAGCAACATCCGGCAGAGTGCCGACGTGGTGAATATGCCAGCGTGGGCGGGCTGCATCCTACGGATTTCCGACAAGATGCACCGGCTCAAGGCGTACTTCCGCCGTGGGAAATGCGAGTTCGACGGCATTGAAGACACGCTCAAGGATATTGCGTGCTATTCCGCCATTGCCCTGGTGCTCTACCGAGAGGGGCAGGCAGAGCCGGTCTAGTCTGCGTCCCGTCCCGCCTAGTCTGGCGGCATGGTTGCTGACGCTCCACTCGCTGCCGCTGCGCCGTTTAACGACATCGCGTCAAAGGTGTCTGCGTTCCTTGTGACGGCTCGCGTGTCTGCCAGGGACGGCTTGACGTGGGGCGAGTTCGGCATGCTCGTCGCTGCACTCGTGCGGCTGACTGTCGAGACGCTCGACTCAACCAAGACGCTGACGGGCGACGAGAAGCGAGCCATCGTGCTTGAGGCTGTCGGCGTGCTGTTCGACTCGGTCGCCGTGCTGTGCGTGCCGTATGCGACGTACCCGTTTTGGTACATCGTTCGCCCAGCCGCTCGCTCGTTGGTCGTCGCTATCGCCGCTGGAACCATCGAGACTCTCCTACCGCTACTGAGGAAAAAGTGATCACAGCGTTACTCATCGCGTTCGCGGTCTACGTGCTCGCTGGCAAGCAGATAACCGAGAAGGTGCAGGCGTTCATCGCCACAGCACACATGCCAACCATCGACGGCAAGCACGTCGCCGCCGTGGCGTTGCTCGTGGCTGCGGCGATTGCGTTTGCACCGCATCGACAAGCACCCTCCCCCACACCTGCACCAGTGCCACCGGATGCGTTCTCGCTTCGCGGCAAGTTTGTCGGCCCGACTGCCGCAGAAGATTCTTCGATCATGGCAGAACTCTGCGGCTCTCTCGCAGATTGCATCGAGTACGACGGAAAGAACGACCAGAGACTCAAGACAGGCGTGGCGTTTGACGACCTGCGGATTGCCGCTCGCGAAATGCGTTGCAAGGGCGAGAGCATCGGTGCTCGCCAGCCGCAAGTCAGGGATGCCGTACACAAGTTTTTGGATGACGCCGTCGGCTCGTCTGGCGGTCCTGTGACGCCTGAGAGCCGTGCCGCGTGGGTCTCTGCACTCCGTGACCTGTCGAGGGCTGCTGCCGATGTCACGCGCTGATCGCTGGTCATTGTCTGCCGTATCGTTCGTCGTCGTCATGGCGATTCTCGGCGTGCTCGTCGAGCGTGCCACTCGCCGCACGGCTGACGCCATTGATGCACGGTTCGGCTACACGCCCGATCCTGTCGGCACGCGACAGTTTCTTGACACGCTCGGCGATGAGAAGTTCTTCAGCCAGGCGGGTGCCGAGGCGATGAAGGAAGCCAAAGGCATTGACGTCTTTCTGTATCGCCAACTAGATGCCGCACATCGAGCACGCTACGGCAAGCCGTTTGTCGTCGGCAGGCAACTCATCGGCGATTGCGTTTCGTGGGGCGCGATGCACGCCGTCGCCATATCGGAAGCCGTCTCGTGGTCTCTCGGGAAACTGCCAGAGCCACCACTGATGCCCGCCAGCGAAGCACTGTATGGCGGTGCTCGCGTGGAAGCGCGTAATAAGCCGGGAGATGGCTTGCAGCCCTACGGCGGGTTTTCAGACGGCGCGACCGGCTTCGGTGCCGCCAAGTTCCTGCGTGAGTTTGGCGTCGTCTATCGGCAGAAGTACCCGACCGCAGACCTGACCGAGTATTCCGGCGAGCGTGCGAAGCAATGGGGCGCATATGGCTGCGGCGGGCAAGGTGACGCAGGCCGCATGGATGCCGAGGCGAAAAAGCATCCGCTGCGTCATGTGGTCGCCGTTCGCTCGTGGGCTGAACTCTCGGCAGCGCTGGAGTCAGGCTACCCGGTGACGTTGGCAAGTTCGCAGGGCTTCACATCGACTCGAAACAAGGACGGCATCTGCGAAGCGTCTGGAACGTGGATGCACCAGATGTGTGCCATCGGAATCCGCCACAAAAAGAACGGGGCACCGGATGACTTGTGCCTCATCTTGAACAGCTGGGGGCCGAGCTACGTGGGACCGAAAGAGAACAAGTTCCCGAGCGATCAGCCTGACGGATCGTTCTGGGCGCGCCGTAGCGTTGTCGAGCGAATGCTTGAGGACGCATGGGCTATCGGCGACACGGACGGCTTCAAGTACCGCGACATTCATCACGGCAACTGGCTGCAACCTGTCCCGCCAGAGGCTCGCACGCCGTCGCCTGCCCGACTCATCGCAGACACGTTCCACCTCGCACAGTAGGAGTGCTTATGTCGTTGCTCTTGTGGCTCGCATTCGGTGCCGTCGCTGGCGGTATCGCCAAGTGGGTGATGCCGGGACGCTGCCCTGACGGCTGGGTGCCGACCATCGGGCTCGGCATCATCGGCTCTCTCGCTGGCGGTCTTCCGTTTGGCGATGCTCCTGCTGGTCTCATCGGCAGCGTGATCGGTGCCTGCGTCGTGATGTTCCTGTACTCGCTGTGGAGCGTGGACCGATGACCAAAAGAGAAATCCAATCCGCCGTCGTCGTGGGCCTGGTTGCCGTGATGCTGACTTGGTGGGCAGCGACATCGGATTACTCGCCCGTGAAACCTGAGCCAGCCCGCCCGGTCCTGCGACTGATTCAGCGGCTCGCCCGCCTTGGACTGTGGACGATGATGTTTGTCGAGCCAGCGCCGCCCGAGCAGGCGTACGTCGTCCACGCTCGCGTTGACGCCGATGGGCACCGAGTTCTTAACCACGGGCAAGGATGGTGACGCATGTGGCAATGGCTGCTATCCGTTCTGGCGTCACTCGCCGCAGACCCCGCACAGATCGACCGTGAAGCTCCCAGAGCCTCGGCGGCTGTGTCGGCAGCGTATGCCGTGACCGCTGTCGAAAAGGCTCCACAGCCCACGCCAGAGCCGCCCAAGCCTGCCTGCTGCACCGACTGCGGCGGGCGAGGCTACATCGTCCACGGCGACGGGCACCGGACTGCTTGCCCGTGCCCAGCGACGTGCCGCTGTAAAAACCCGCCCGGCGCGTCGCTCACGCCTGCTGCACCTGCTCGGCCTGCGGGCGGGAGGTGACGGTGAGTGACGCGCCGGCTGGGATGCTGCCGCACCTCCGCAGCCGGTTGCGTGCCGAAGTCGGACCACGAGCCGTCAAGGCTGGGCGTGCGTTCGATGAGTTCGTAGATGCCGTCTGCCGCTGCTGGAACTGCGAGCACTGGACGAGGCTTGCACGCTCGCAGCCCGAGTCAGAAATGGCTGCGGTGAAGGACGCCAAGGTGCTGATCGCCAAAGTACGCGAGGACGTCGAGGCTATGTGGGGCGACTCGCCGGAACTGAAGGCACTCTACAGCGACGTCGGCACTGACGCCGTCGAGTCGTTCGCTCGCCTGTGGTTTGAGAGCATGACCAATCGCACATGGATGAGACAGGCGTGCCGGGAATCCCGAAAGGCTTGACAGCCTCGCCAGACTTGCACGCATGGGCGAGGTTCAGCGATCACTCCTGAGCGATGACGAATTGCCGCCGCCGAAGGGCAAGAAGAGGCGCATGCCTGAGCGTCTGTCGCCACAGATGCGGAAGTGGCTGACCAAGCTGGCCCGCGTCGGTGCTCGCATCACTTGGACGATTGAACTGCTCTACGATCCGAGCAAGGGCGGGCAGGGCGAGTTGTGCCAGCGGGCACGGGCTGGCGATCACACGCTCGTGCTCGACACGGTGCGTGAGGTTGAGCATCGAGCCGCGACGCTGGCAGAGGACATCGAAGTGTTCATGACGCCGCCGCAGAAGTTGCCCGCAGAGCCAGGGCATCCGCTGCGAGTTGAAGCGATGGCACGGCGACAGCTGGCGAAGATGCACATCTTCGATTGATCGTATTGGTAAACGTCGCTTTTTCGTCGCTTTTGGGATACGTTCCGGCGTCGTGTCGCTACGCACAACGTGACGAAAAGAGCGACTAGGTGTGCAGTCGCTCAGTCATCGAGCAAACCTGGACGCTCTCTGAGCGTCTCGCGGATCTCCTCTAGGTGCCGTCGCGTTTCCGCTGACGGCTCGCCGTGTTTGAGCACGCCACGACAATACTGGTCAACCTGCCAGATCGCTGATTTGGCGTCAGCGCCCTGCATGGCGGCGTTGAGCTCGGTCTGCTCGTCGGGCAGGCGGAAGCGGATGATGACGTGAGGCATTCCAGATTCCAGAAAGTGGAACGCCGCCCGGCTGGGTCGGCGACACGGGTTATATGTCCGCTGCCTGCCAGCCGGGCGACGTATGGGCATTGTGGTGAGGGCGTCAAGTGTGCCGAAACCTCGGTCGTTGGGAATAAG